ATTCAAAGTTAGTAGAAGTAAAGTATTCAAATAAACCTGCATATATTACTCAAGATAATTTTTCTGATTTTATAAAAAATAATTCAAACGAACGTGATTTAGCTGGTATCTTTTTTAATAATGGTATATTTTCAAATTATGGTGGTTTCTATTATATTAAAACAAAAGAAGAATTAAAATGGTGCGCTAATAGAGTAAATGGTGATAATGATGATGGTGAAAGAGGTGACAATTTTAATAATCATATTGCCATTGTATTAGGTGATGATATTGGCGAAGAAAATGCAAAAACAAAAATTGATTTTGTAATTGGTCGTTATCCAGATAGACCATTTGAAGGTTTATTATTTGGTAATGGTTATGTATTTCAAAATTTAATTTTCAATGTATCACAAGATGTAGGTGGTATAGTTGGTTATTTAGGCCATTCTGGAAGAATATATGGTGTTAATATCTTTGGCGATATGGAAGTAGAATGTACAAAGAAGATTAATTTAACACATATTAAGAATCAAGGTACCGATGTATATTTTGGTGCTATTTGTGCATGTAATAAAGGTTTAATTGAAGAATGTCGTTATTCTTCAACATCTAAAAAAACACAAAATTATATACCTAAAGTATTATTTAAAGGATTTGTACCACAAGTTTATATGGTACAAAATAAAACTGAAAATCAAAATCAACCAGTTGTAACTTCTAAAGATAATGAATTTTATCCTAACTATTTCTGTATTAACTCACCAGGTAATATCATTCCTTATGTTGGTTATTTCAATGAAGGTGTAGCAGCAGTTACATCTGGTAGTGAAACAACAAAAAACTTTTGGTTAGATGAAGTAAATGATAAAAATACTGATTGGAATGGAACTATATTAGTTGGTGATAGAGGTGATAAACCACCTGTTGCTGGTATTCCTGCAAGTGCTAATGGTTATGGTAATGAATTCATAATGGATTACAATAATACATTAGAAACAGCAAAATCATTAGGTTATGCAAGTGTATTTGATGATCATTTTGGATATAACTGTTTAGATAAAGATAATACAAGTTTAAGAAATACACATCAAATATGTCATACAAGAACATGTAATTGGGTAAATCAACCTGTTAAATTACATCAATTTGCTCGTGCTGCATATTATATTTCACCATTCTGTGGATGGAATAAAGGTACAATTCAAAATTGTGAATCAAAAGCTAAAGCAGTATTTGAAGGAACTTTCGTAGGTTTCTGTGGTGGTTTAGTAGGTAAATCAGCAGGTGGTAAAATTGTAGGATGTAATTCTTATATTTCACCAAACGATGATGATAAATGTTCTCGTACAATTTTTATGTCTTCTGCAACTTCAAATATAGCAGAAAATTCACCTTTAATTGATTTAAGAACTGATTTATGGAATTGGCAAAATATATATCATCAAGATATAGATGATATAGTTCATAGACAATTTTCAGAAGATCAACAATCATCTTCTGCAGCAGTTTTATCTGGTAATAGTATTGCATCTGCAGCAGACGTTTTAAGATGGGATGAAGATGTAAGTAGAGTAAATCATTATCATGATAATGCTGGTATTTCACAATGTCCATGGCATAAATCAACACAAGGTATAATGTTGCAGTTTGATGGACTATCAGCAACAAGTTCATATTCAAAAACTGTTACTTATACATTTGATAGTTCTGTCTATAATAGTAGTACATCTGAAACTTCACCAGGAGGTAATTCAGCATTAAACATTTATAATGCTGCAATGAAAACTGGTAACTATACATCAGGTGTAGGTTATACTTTTACTGAAGGAAATGCAATAATTGGTGGTGTATCAAAAATACATACACGTTCACGTATACATAAAGATTATTATGATCAATTTACTTATGATAATAATACTAAAAAAGTATATGATGATAATGCACCAAGTGCAAAATCATGTTGGTTCCCATTAGTTAAAAAATCAGAACAAGATGCATCTGTATGGACTGATTTTAAATATGATCCAGATACAAATTGTTATATAATTAAAAATGCACAATTTGATTTAGGTTGTGGTTATACTATATTGCCAAATAATTATTATTTGACAAGTGGTAATAATGATAGTAAAAAGTTTGATAATTTTATTGTTGACCAAGTATATCCAGATTTCTATGATGCATCTAACAATTATTTAGTTAGAACTCAAAAGGATTCTAAGTATAACCATCCAAATACTGGAACAAAATCATATAATGATACTAAATGGAATGCTACTTATAATGAAAATTATAATGTAAAGATCGATAGATTAAATGCATCAAAAGGTAATTTTACTTGCGGAATTGAATTCGATCAAAACGCAACATCTTCAGATACATTCTATGATAACTCAGTAGATTTTGTATCAGCTGGTACAATAGTAAAACCAACAATAACAATTGATGAAATTTATTTAACACCATTTACAAATGATGCTAAGAATGAAAATATAAAGAAATTCATTAACAATGAAACTGAATATATTGAAGGTTTCCCATTAGCAATTACAAAAATAAAAGGTGTGCACATTAAAAATAGATATAGTCATATTTCACCAAAGACTTCAAATGATACAAAGACTGTAATTACTATTACAGATTATGAATTGTATATTAAAGATTTTGGTGTATATGGTACTGTATATAGTCGTGTTAATTTAAATACACAATTTCCATCTATATCACAAAGTAAAATAAGTCGTGATATTATATTCTATGATTGGGCTTATAATTATCAAAGACAAGGTCGTGAACCTGTATTTATTGGAAACTGTGCATTACCTTATAATGATATATTTGATTTAGATGATGATACTTATATAGATCCATTTTCATCAGTAAAGAAACCTCAGTACTTATTGAATGTAAGAGTTGGTGCTATAGGTGAATCATTTAGAACAGAATTACAATCAATCTATAACGTAGGTGGTTTGATTGGTTCTATGGCATTTGCTCCACAAGTTACAGAAATTTATAATACTTCTGCATTCTTGGATAATCATATTTCAGAAGGTGTAATTGTAAGTGCTAACCCAGATAAGACTGCAACAGAATATATTTTCAATAATGCAACATCAAAGAATTATTCATTTATGAATAGATTTGGTGGACTTGCAGCAATTTGTGAATTTAATACTTCTAATATTGGTGATGATGCACCTCGTCCATTAGTATGTAATAATGTTAATTTGCATTATGAAGAAGATAGTGGTGTTCAAAAACCATGGGATAAAGTTGATACTTCAGAAAACTCTGCATATTATGCTAAGAGAGATTTCTATGGTCCAATACAGTTAAATGGAGGTGCACCAGAATGTCCATTTGGTGTTGGTTCTCCAATTGTTGCAGAAATTAAGCCAACATATAATATGTTCCCTGGTATTAATTCATATATTAATACATGGTCTGGTACTAATAATAAAAGTGATAATGCATCAGAAGCTTGGGGATATTGTTATTATGGTAATTTCTCAAATGATTTAGGTTTAATGTATAATGATTTTAATTTGGGTATTAATACATTAGATTTGAATGTTGATACACCAATTAAAAATATGAATATTGATAATAATGAAGGTAATGCTGATTCTACTGGATATAAGTATGGTTGGTTACCTGGAATGAGAAAACCAAATGGTGATGATTTAGGTGGTTTACCATTCTTAGCTCAATCATTATTTAGAGGTATAAACATTAAACAAAATTATTATGGATATTTCCAAAATAATCAATTTGTACAAGGTCCAGGTTATAGAAGATCTGCAAATGCATTATCAACTGTACATTATCCTGCTGCTATATGTAGAGATTTAAGTTTGAATATGTCTCATATTCATGTGCATAGAGGTACAGGAAAAAATAATTATGATTATTATTCAGATCAATATCAAACATCAAAGCATGAATCAACATATTCATATTTTGGTTCTGATTTAAAGATTTATACTGATGAATCAGGTAAAAAGGTAGATAATGATTTGTATATATCATATCAGGATGATTGGTCTGTATGTCCAACAAATGGACCAGATTTGACTAATGCAAAATTACCAAATTATCCATTAACATCATTTAAGAGAAATAATGAAGTTGATCAATATTTTACATATACATATTCAGCAATATCTGATATAAATGATAATGGTGAACCAGCTAAATTAGGTGAATATTCATATAATGTAAAATTTGCAATGGCTGATAATGGTAAAATTGGTTATTGGTTGGAAGATCCAATTGCAGGAATTTCAGGTGATAACTTTGTTTATAATCATAACATTATGCACTTAGGTTTGACTAAGTCTCCTGAACAAATAAGAAAAGAAATTATGGAAAAGGGTATATGTTATACATCTGCTATTTCTGGTGAAGATTTTGCTGGTCTTTATGTATATGATAAAGATGGTAATAACGTAATGTATATAGATACAAGTGTAGGTGATTGTGATGGTCTATCTACTTGGTCTATGCAATTAGATTCAGGTAAAGTAGACAATAAACAAATGGGTTGTGTCTTGGAGATTAAGTAATGTCAGATAAACAAGTAAAACATGTTTTCAAAAAATTCAAGTTTATGCTTGGTGCTAGAGCGATAGATTGGAATAGACCATTCACAGTCTATCTTTCTCCATTATTGTCTTCAGATGATAGAGATAAGATTGATGATTTTAACAATAAAGAAGATTGGGTAAAGAAATATAATTTATTCAAGATTGGTGAAATGTTAAATCCATCTTTTGAAAGTATCAATAGTCAGACTGGTATGGAGTCTGATTCTTGTTATGAAGAAATGGAATATATGCCAGCTTCAGCTGTAATCTTTTCTAAAGAATGTCCACCTACTTGTTGGGTAAAAAGAGATTATGAATATTCTCAATATGGTATAACTCCAAATGTAGTAAAAGATACAATCAAAGCTGGTACAAATTCAGAATACTTTAATTCTGAATATTGGAATTTGAATTATGGTTTTGCACCAGAATTTGTGCAAGAAGAATATGATAGTTATAATTTAAAGACAACTCCATTAACAGAAGATGTAATTAAAGTTTTAGGTGGTGATAACGCTATTTCAGCATCAAGCACAGTAAATGATAAAACTACTAAGCATCACATGTGTGGATATGGTATTATGATAACTACTGTTCATAAAGATGCACCGGCAAAAAACTGGAAACCTGAACAAGAAATTCCAGTAGCTTATATTGAATTTGATAGATTCCATGATGCAAAGAATGGAACAATGAATATTGTATGGAATAACAATGGATTTTTGAGGTTAGAATAATGGCAGATACAAAAATATCATCATATCCTTGGTTATGCTCAACATTGTCAGGTTATCATGACGATTGTTATTCTGATGCACAAGGTTTAGTATCTGACCAAGATGCTGCAGAACAAGATATTGCTACAGAAGATGCGTATGGTAAATATGGTTTGAAACTTGTTTACTACGCAGTTTCTAAAGATTTAGAAAGAGACCAATTATTCGCTGAAGACCAACTAAGATGGATTTTAAGAAGTTGGTATTTCATAGGATATACAAATTCAATTCCTCCTAATGTAAGATCATATCAATTACAAGGTATTTGGGGTGAAGATATGATGACCTTATATGTAGGTAAAGGAAGTTTCAAGTATTATTCAAGATATGGTGGCCCTGATAAAAATACACCAGATGTTTATGATACATGGGAACCTAAAATTGATGATATTATCTACTTACCTTATAATGGAATTTTCTATCAAATTAGAGATGTAAAATATTGGGATGAAGCTTTTGGTTTAAAGTCACATACTTATACATTGACTCTTAAGGTTTATAAGGATGATAAATATACTATTGCAGACAATCCTACAATTCCTAAGGATGATCCAATTTGGGATATTGCACCAAGTGCAGCGCCAGCACAATATCAATACAATGATATTTTGAAATTGAATGATATTGTTGAAGAACATCCAAATGCAAATGTATATGACGTTGAATATAAACCTAAGGAGAAAATCGAGGAAAAAACAACTATAGACCCTTTTACAGGATGGTAAAAAATGAGTATATTTAGTGGTAATTATTTACAAGGCTGTTTTAAGCCAGATCATCCTGAAAAATGTCTAAATTATAATGGGAGAATGCCTAGAGCAAAACCTATTACATTTAGAAGTTCTTGGGAAAAGATTTTTTGCAACTTCTGTGATAGAACAAATTCGGTAATTGAATGGGGTTCTGAAGTATTGGAAGTTCCATATTATTCACAGATTGATGGAAAGAATCATGTATATGTGACTGATTTTTTATTTGTTTGTAAAGATAAAGATGGACAAGTAAAAAAGTATATTTTGGAAGTAAAGCCAGAAAGTCAGACACCTATATTGAATGAGGCGGGTCAGATTAAATATCCAGATCCACCTCAAAAGAAATCAAAGAAGGCAATAGAAAATTGGCAAGAAAGATGTAATACATTGAGAAGAAACTATGAGAAGTGGGAAGCCGCTAAACGTTGGTGTAGACAACATGGTTATCTTTTTAAAGTATTGACAGAAGAACAGTTTGGATTGAAATATAGGTGATTATAAATACTTAGTGAGGTTAATTTATGGAAGGTGATATATTTGATACATTGAAAAATGAGTTTAATATAGAAGAAGAAAAGGCAGA